TGGCGATGAAGCGGTTTCCGCCGAGTTGGGCGAGGATCGTCGTTGCCGTCGGGAGGGTCGTGGTCATGGCTTGGCTTTCGGTTGGGGGTGGGTGGGGTCAGAGGGACGCAAGGGCGCGTTGGCGGGCTTCTTCACCGAGTGAGTCGATGAGGATGTCCAAGAACGCTTCGAACGATGCCGTGGCTTCGCGCTTCGTCTTGAAGGTCGTGGGCGCGCCTTTGCATCCGAAGAACTCGTCCACAATCCAACGCGATCCGACCTTGCGGACGGGGTAGGAATCGCTGCCCCACATCATCACGTGGCTGACGAGGCGGCGTTCGTTTTCGGTAACCGGGCGGGTGTGCTTCATGGCTTGGCTTCCTTGCTTGGGGTTGGCGTCGGGCGACGTGCTCGACACGCTTACTATCGGCGGGCGTGGATGATTTCGCAACAGGAAAACAGGAAAACTTGGTTGGGTGCAGTTTCGCAGTTCGGGAGCAGTTTGAGAGCAGTTCACGCGGTGACCGCTCGGTAACCATACAACAGGTTGTGGTTTCCTCTTGACACCACTACGGGTTGTGCCCTATCCCTGAGTGCGTGACAGATCCTGCGTTTCAGGCGCAACGTCGCCCCGATGGCACGTTCCCGCCGGGAGTGTCCGGCAACCCATCGGGCAAGCCGAAGGGCTCGTACAGCATCCGCACGGCTTGGAAGCGTCGTCTTTCGGCGGGGTTCGAGAACGACACGACCGCCGGTGAGGGCGAGGAAAAGATCGGCACACTCGCTCGCGCGCTCGCCGAACAGCTTGAGAAGGCGATTGCACGTGGTGACACGGAAGCCGTGCGCGCGCTGTGCCTTGCGATTGCCGAAGCCGAAGGTAAGCCGCAAGAGCGCGTCGAGCACTCGGGCTCGATGATGACGATCTCGATTCAGGGCGAGCTTGCGCCCGAAGAGGTCGACCCGCCGTGATTGCCGAACCGAAGCAGATCACGTGGAAGATGCGCGGCGCGGCGTGGACGCTCTTGCAACAGCTCAAAGGCTACCAAGGCGACAAGCGCATCTTCGAGGTCATGATCGACGGCCCGCGCGGCACGTCGAAGACCGTGAGCGTCGGCATGATGCTGCGCTCGTTCGCGCTGTGGTATCCGGGTATCCGCATGCTGTTCGTGCGCAAGACGCGCAAGAGCATCACGGAATCGTTCTGCCCCGATTGGGAACAAGTCGTGTGCATGGGCGTGGACGAGTGCTTGACCGGCGCGAAAGCCGATCAGCGGTCCGCGTACGTGTGGAAGAACGGATCGAAGCTCACGCTGCAAGGCATGGACGATCCGCACAAGACGTACTCGACGAGCTATGACCTGATCGTCGTCGAGGAAGCGTTCCAGTTCACACAAGACGAGTTCGCGCAGTTCCGCGCGATGCTTCGTAACTGGAACCCGCGCATCAAGTGGCAACTGTTGCTCGCGCTGACGAACCCGCGTCACCCGAAGCACTGGCTCATGCAGCGCGTCAAAGACGGGCACATGCAGCGGCTCAAGTCGCGCCACCAAGACAACCCGAAGTGGTACGACGTTGCCACTGGCGCGTGGACGCCGGAGGGGCGCGCGTACTTGCAATCGCTCGCTACCGCGCGCGGCGTGCTCTACCGCCGCAACTACAAGGGCGAATGGTGCAGCGCCGAAGGTGCCGTGTGGGAGGCTTGGGACGAAGACACGCACGTCATCGAGACGCCGCCCGAAAACGTCAAGTGGTACTGCGGCGCGATGGATTGGGGACACACCGATCCGTGCGCGTTCCTTGTTGGTGCGGTGAGCTACACGCCCGACAAGAAGAAGGTGATCACGATCGTCCGCGAGGTCTACCAATCGAAGAAGGGGATCACGTGGTGGGCGAACGAGGTCGTGCAGGCATACAAGGACTTCGGCCTGCCCGCGATTGTTGTTGACCCGTCGCGCCCCGAGATCGTCGACCACTTCAATCAAGAGCTTGTCGCGCAGTTCCCCGCGCTCAAGGACTACCCGGTTGCGCGCAGCGCGGACAACGTGCGCCATGCGTCGAGCCCCAAGGGTGACTTGGCGGGGATTGACTTGGTGCGCGAGTACATCGAGACGAATCGCCTGCGATACCTCAAGGGCGCGATGCGTCACGGCATCGACGCGGACTTGAAGAATCGCGGCAAGGCTACGGGCTTCTTGGAGGAGGTGGTTGAATACGTGTACCGCGTGCCCGCTGGTGCAGACGATGCTCGTGATGCGATTGACCAGACCGATCCGAAGTGCGCAGATCACGGAGCGGACTGCGCACGTTATCTAACTACCTTCGTCCACAGCCACGATTTCAGCTCGCTGACGAAGCGCACGCTGCCCGCTGAGCTTCCTCCGGGCGAAGCGGAAGAGATTGAGTTCCTTGAAAGGTGGTCGGCGTGAGACTGGATACCCCCGAAGGACTACGCCGCGAAATCGACGCTGGCTTCCAAGCCATGAAGCCCGCCGTGACGGTGCGCAAGACGATCTTGGACTCGTACAAGGGTCAAGCGTTCACGCCGGACGGGATGCGCAGCCCTGAGAACCGCGCGCACGAGTTCGTGTCGATCATGACGGGGAAGCTCGTCAACAACGATCCGCGCGCGAACGTGACGCACGGGGGCGGCTACGAGCAACGCAAGACGGCGGCGGTGATGACCGCTGGATTGAACGAGTGGATCATCAAGACGAAGCACGGGCGGTTCCTCCAACGCATGTGCCCGTACTTCCTCACGGGATGGGGTATCTCGCTGACGACGCTTGAGCCCGTTCCGGGCATCACGGACACGGAAGACGAGATCACGATCCCGAACGTCGTGGCTTTGGAGCCGGACGACGTGACGTGCGATCCCTACGCATCGTCGTGGGAAACGAAACGGTGGTGTTGCCACAAGTACGCCCGCGACAAGGAAGAGCTTGTCGACTACGCCAAGAGCGACAAGGGCAAGGCGGAAGGTTGGGACGCTGCCGCGATCGAGGAATGCTCGGAAGACGCGGGGTTGGAGGAACTGAGCGTTCGGAAGGACGTGAACGGTTCCGTTCCGCGTCGTGGCGAGGTCATTCTGTACGACGTTTGGGTTCGCGGTCTCGACGGCAAGAGCTACCTGTACACGATGGGCCTGCGCCCGGATGGCATGGGGCGATTCCTGCGTGAAGTGCGCGACTACTACGGCCCTTCGACGGGTCCGTACACGCTTTGGGGCGTTTACAGCGTTCCGGGGCGCTGGTTGCCCATGTCGCCGCTCATGGCGGTTTGGGGGCAGATCGAGGAACTGAACCGCAACGCGGTCGCGGTGAGCGTGGCTGCGAAGCGCGGGAAGTCGATCGCTGTGTCGGCGCTCTCGGACAAGTACACGAAGGCTCTGAACGACGCCCGCGACGGGGATACGGTGCACGTGCCCGCGTTCAAGCGCGAGCAGATGGAAGTCTACGAATACGGCTACGTCACCAAGGAGCGCGTCGACCTCATGGCGATGCTCGGTGACCGCTGCGACCGCATTCTCGGGATGGACGACACGGCGCGCGGAAACGTCACGGGGACGGGTACGGCGACGGAAGTGGCTTTGGCGAACAACAGCTCGACCGTCCGCGTGGACTACATCGCGCAACGCTTCCAAGAGTGCGATGAAGCTTTGCTCATGACCGTGTGCTGGTACCTGTACCACGAGGACACGGTGACCTTCGACATTCGCCTCGATGACGACGAGCGCGAGAAGATGGGCGTCGATCGCGTGACGTTCCAAGGCGGCTCGCCTTCGGATCCGTGGGACGGCTTCGCGTTGGAGATCGAGCGTTACTCGATGGCGCGCACGTCGGAACAGGTGCAGCGCGCACGCGGTAACGACATCCTTGCCCTCTTGGGTCAAGTCGCGCCGATCATGCCTCAAATCGCGTCCTACGTGGACGTGGAGGAGGCAATCGAGCAGATCGGCTCGATGTGGAACATCCCCGGCTTGTCCCGAATCTTCTCGGGCGACAAGGCGGCGGAGCAGATGTCCAAGCTCCAACAGATGCAGGCTCAACAGGCTGCGCCGGAGGGCGCGCCCGCGCCTGCGCCGATGGAGGAGCCGACCGAACCGGCGATGGTGCAAGCATGATGTACACCTTCCAAAACGCTCGCGGTGAAGTGCGCGAGTTCGAGTACCCGATTGGCGAAGCGCCTCCGTACGGCGCGACGATCGACGGCGGGTGGACGCGGGTGATTGACCTTCCCGCGTTCAACAGCATCGCCGCGAAGCGCCACAGCCGTCAGAAGGTCAAGGGTTGGGCGCTGCCCAAGAACTACCCGGCGGCAAAGAACTTCGACAAGGACGGCGTGCCCGTTTTCAGCAGTGACGCGGAGATCCGTGAGTGCGTGGCGAAGTCTCAAGACTCGTCCATGCCGCTCCAGTTTGACGCACCGGGGTTCAACCAAACGTGAGCGCCACAACCTCATCCAGCTTCTTCCATGTCTTCATCGCGAAGATGTCGCGGATGGTCTTGCTATCAACATGGTAAGCCGAAGCAAGTACGCGATTGTGCACGCCCAAGCGTCCGAAAGCTCGGATCATGGCGACATCGTGCGGCTTGAGCGTGCGGCGGAAGTCGACCGTTTTGACCTTGCTAGCGACCGGTCGTCGGCGTCCGTAGTTGTTGTTTCGGCCCTTCGAGTACATGTCACGGATGTTGTCCTCCATCGTCCCAAGCCACAGGTGGTCGGGATTGACGCAGGTTTTGACGTCGCACGTGTGACACACGTACAGGTATCCGGGATGCGATCCGGACTTCAAGCACCAAGCGACCCGGTGCGAGTACAGAACAACACCACGGAAGCTGATCTCTCCGTAGAAGTAGCGGTCGGACCCCGTGGGTCTGATCCAAAGATGGCAACCGCTCGGGTGGTTGCGGTCAACACGCGACTCGAAGCGTCGAACGAACTCTGCGTCTTTGCAGGCTTCGCTGATAAGATCGTCCCTACTCATCGTTCTGCCCTTTCTCGGCAATCGGTGACAGGGGTCGGAGAGCGCCTGATCGCGTTCCCGGCCCCGCTTTCATGATACCAAGAACATGCCCAAAGAACTCACCCCCGAACAAGCCCTCTCGATCTTTGGTCCCGACGTTGACGCGCCCGTTGCAGCTGCGCC